GTCTTAGTCTTAAACCTAGTGCCGATCGTTATTTATCTATGCCGCCGGAAGAGCAGGATGAACTCATCGAGTGGATACTCACCCATGTACCAGAGGCAACAAGGAAAAACGCAGGAGCGTTTATATCTGTTGCTCCAAGCCCTCTTGTCGCCAAATATGCACAGGGTGATGTACGTCGTACCTTCGACCTATATGATCTTCTCCACCCTAAAGTCCCTACGGAGCCTTACGACCGAGAGCGTCGGCTATCACCTGTCTTGGCAGAAAGTAGCCGACATGGAATACGAGTTAACCGTGAAAAGCTCGAAACTGACATTGAAGTTTGTCGTACCGGACTTGCAAAAGTTGAACAAAGGATTTACTTACGACTCAACTGCGAACCATTTAATGTCGGGTCTGGACCGCAACTGGCCGAGAGACTTGACCGTGTGGGAGCAATTGAACAATGGTTCTACACCCCCAAAGGACGACGATCCACAGCAAAAGATAACTTGATACAAGGCATCAGCCCTGAGTTTAAAGACCTGCTTAACCTTCTAACTTACCGTTCAACAATGTCAACGTGTGTCGGCACATTTATGGAGCCGTGGTATGAATTCAGTGAGAATGATGGTAGGGTCCATACGGAGTGGAACCAAGTTGCGAATGACGAACGTGGACATGCCGGAGCAAGGACTGGACGCTTGTCATCTGCACGACCTAACTTTCAAAACCCTCCCAACCCATTTGACTGGCCGACCCCCGATGGCCTACCTGATCTGCCAAACATGCGCGACTATTTATTACCCGAAGATGGACACGTCTGGGTTAAGCGCGACTTTAGCAGCCAAGAAATACGAATTCTTGCCCATTTCGAGGATGGGAACCTTATGCGAGCTTATCAAGCTGACCCCTTCCTTGATCCGCACAATATGGCACAGGGACTCATTCAAGAGCATACCGGAGTGGTCTACCCCAGACCTGATGTAAAGATTACAGGGTTTTCTATTATCTACGGTAGTGGGGTGCCGGGGCTAAGTCAACAGCTAAAGAGACCGGCTCACGAAGCGTACCAGCTACGCGAAGCATACTTTAAAGCGATGCCAGCGGCAGCACAGCTCGCAGCTTCTACGAGGCGTCGTGGGCAGTCTGGTGGCATAGTGAAAACATGGGGTGGACGTGAATATTTTGTAGAGCCACCTAAGATGATCAATGGTAGGATGCGGACGTTTGAGTATAAACTTCTGAACTACCTTATCCAAGGGAGTGCGGGGGACCAAACTAAGGAAGTCCTATGTGATTGGCACGAAGTTAATCATGGGGCTACCTTCATGGCAACTATTCATGATGAAATTAACGTGTCTGCTCCAGAAGATGAATGGCAGCTTCACATGAATACTCTGCGCATGACTATGGACCAAGATTTATTTGACGTACCCATGCGGTCAGAAGGTTTCGTAGGGCCAACGTGGGGACAATTAGAAAAAGTGGAGAATGAATATGGTGGGTGAAATAGGCAACCCAGAAAATCCAGTAGTAGAAGAAACTGCTATGATTAGAGCTATGGCAGAAGCCATAGCAAATCGTGTTGGGCTAGATATGAGCGATGGTAAACTCTTAGACCGCCCTTTCCTTTTACTTCTATTCCTATGTGAGAACCTTTTGGATCGTATTGAACTGTTAGAAGAAGTCAATAACATTAAGCATGAAAAGGGGAATGGGAATGACTCGGGGTCCATTTAGCTATAGTCGTATAGCGACCTTTAAGAAATGCCCAGCGAAATATAATTGGTCGTATATTGACAAAATAGACGTGCCATTTGTCCCCTCCCCTGCTATGGAACGGGGCAGTAGGATACATGATTCACTTGAGCAATTCATGCACAAGCGGGTAGAAATCCTCGATCCGGAAATACACGAACATTATGGTCAATTTTTCTTCAGTATACGTGAAAATTACACGGTTCAACCTGAAGCGAAGTGGGCCTTCAACTGGCAATGGGAGCCTTGTGACTATGATGATCCTAATTGTATGGTCAGGGGCTTCATGGATCTCAAGTTTGTGCCTGAAGAAGACAATATTCAGGTGTATGAATACAAGACAGGGAAGCAATATGTCGATGAACACCGTCACCAAATGCTTCTATATGGGGTCGCTGCACTTCTACAGCATCCTCAAAAGGAAGGAGTTGACGTTACAGCCGTCTATCTTGACTTAAAAAAGAATGATACGATCTATTACCCGGCTTCAATGTTGTTTGAATACAAGCCAATGTTCAAAAAAGAATTCAGGGAAATAGAAGACTGTGAAGATTTTATCCCTAAGCCACAATTTTCCTGTCGTTGGTGTCAATTCAGTAAAGCTAATGGAGGACCTTGCCAATTTTAGAGAGCTATGTTGAAAAGAAAGCTGTTGAGTTTGCCGAAACTATGGGCTACATCACATTCAAAGTGTCGCCTGTTTCTCAACGTGGCTGGCCTGATCGCGTTTTTATCAATCGTTATGGTTATCATATTTATATAGAAATTAAAAGGGGAGGGAAAAAGCCGCGCAAACTCCAGCGGTACCGAATTCAACAGCTTGAGGAACGCACTGTAGAAGTACATTGGTCAGACGACCTTGAAACTATCAAGCATATACTCACAAACGGAACCACAAGACGACTATATGAGCATTGTTTGGACACCCCATGACTACCAATTAAGAGCAGTCAAGCTGCTTTTATCGCAGGGGAGTGGTGGACTGCTGCTAGACCCCGGTCTGGGTAAGACCGCCGTATGCCTCGCGGCATATAAAGTTCTAAAGAAAAAAGGTTTGGCTCCTGGCGGGATGCTAGTAATCGCTCCTCTGCGACCTTGCTATTCAGTTTGGCCTAACGAAGTAGAAAAATGGGCAGACTTTAATGAACTCACCTACGCTGTTATTCATGGGGATGATAAGAAACAAATGTTGGATTTAGATGTGGATATACACATCATAAACCCAGAAGGGCTTCCGTGGTTATTTGAACAAAAGCCTCGACGATGGAGAAATTGGACAATTCTATGCGTAGACGAAAGCACAAAATTCAAACACAGCACGACCAAACGCTTCAGACTAATGAGACATCACTTTCCCCGGTTCGATCGCAGGTGGATACTGACCGGCACACCGATACCAAACGGGATAGAGGATCTGTTCGGTCAAATCTTTATTTTAGATCTTGGACGGGCTCTGGGGCGATACATTACCCACTACCGAAACGAATACTTCCACGTTGAACCGTGGGACCGATACAACTATATTCCTAATCATGGGGCATGGGAAACTATTGTTGAACGAATTGACCCGTTAGTACTCCGATTATCCGCACAAGATTATTTGACTATGCCCCCGCTTCCTTATATTGATCCTATAATGGTGGATCTTCCTGATGAGGCCCGCGAAAAATACCAGGAGATTGAAGATGAATTCATCACACAACTCGAAGAAGGAATTGTGGTCGCAGCTAATTCTGCCGTTGCCGGAGGCAAATGCCGACAAATTTGCAACGGGGCTCTTTACATCAACCCTCAGCATGACTGGGTCGGAATCCACGACGCAAAGATTGAAGCATTGGAAGAAGTGCTTGAAGAACTCGGAGGCGCTCCTACGATTGTTATGTATGAATTCAATCACGACAAGGAACGACTATTGGGACGCTTTGGCTCTACAACACCTGTTCTTGGAGGAGGCACGTCGGCTAGACGAGCTGATCAGTACATACAGGAATTTAATGATGGGAAAATCCCGTTAATGATTTGTCATCCGGGGAGTATGGCACACGGACTTAACCTTCAAGAAACCTGTCACCACATGATTTGGTTCGGACTAACTTGGAATCTTGAACATTATGACCAAGCTATAGCCCGAATTTATAGGCAGGGTCAAAAGAACCCTGTGTTCGTATATCATATACTTGCCCGTGATACATTAGATGAAAGAGTCATGGGCGTACTAAAGGATAAAGACTATACCCAGAAAAAATTATTTGCTTCATTAACCACTAGATAGTTGCACGAAGACTGGTCCTGTGGTATAATCGAAATGCCAATCCCTAAACCTAAGAAGGAGAACGAAATGGCAAAGACGAACGTTACGCCCCCGACAGGGAAAGCCGCTGACAAGAAAAGCGATGGCGAGAAAAAGCCCCGAGCCCCTCGTAAAGACTATGGTTTCGCCAAAGGCGCGACCATACACCTGAATGAAGGTGAGAAGGCTTACCGTGGAAATCGTGCCCGTTGGTATCAGTATCTTCAAAAGTCTGAC